ACCAATATCAAACGTTTTTGTAATTCCGTCACCTGTATAATTTCTTACTTGAACATTAGGTCCACCATTCGATGGAGTATGATAAACTTTAACCTCTAAAGCATCTACTACTTGACCTTGAACTAACTCCTCGGGTCCGTGGCTAGTATCTGATGTGATAAATCCGTCGCCGTCGACAATTATCTCATCTGCTGAAATACCTTTTGCTGTAGCGTAGGCAATATCACCGCCGTCGACAAATGAGTCAATAAGGCTTCTATCTGTTGGGAGAATAGTGCCATCACTGGTACTTTTTCTAAATGTTATAAAATCAGTTTCTAAAAGATTATAAGTTACAGGTATTACAATTACCTTATTAACACCATTACCTACGAAAGAATCCATAATAGTTCCTTCGGGAGATTCAAATAACCCATTAGGCTGTTCAGTGCTTCCATCATATAAACTAAAATATGGATCATCAACTCTAACAGTCTTTGTTTTAACCGCGCCAAAAAATTCTCTTATTGGTTCACCGTTTTCATCTAAAAGAACACTTGTAATATAAACATTAATAACTTCGCCATTTGCCGGAATATATGGCAATTCAAAAGATTGTGTTGTTCCATCTGATATAACCACATAGTCATCATTTGTAGAAACAATATTATCCCACGACGAAACGTCCCACGGTAATACGTCCCAACCACCTGCAATATCAAAGTCGATGCTGGTTAATTGTACTCCACCATAATCAATTCCAGTCATTAATAAACCATACTCTTTACCGTATTGTCCCTCAACAGGAGAATAAGCTTTATTAATTCTATCAGTTGCACCTAATATTCTTATATTTTTATCATATTCAATTCTAACATTATTAGGTGTGATAGGATTAATCGAAGGAGCAACTGCAAAATTAACGTATCCTTCTAATGTTGTGTAGGTATCATGAAGAACCTCAATAATTTCAACATCATACCCTGAACCATAAATTTCAATATTATTAACTAGAATATTAAAATTAACCTTTTTAGGATCTGGAGCATACTTTAATTTAAATCTGGTATTAACTCCAGTACCTCTAAATGTTTCAACTGTTCTTAACTGAGCTACTTCATTTGTAAAGGCATATCTATCATATTTCATTGTAATATGGTTTGTACGAACTAAATTATTGCCAATTTTTGCAAATGCTCTTGCTCTATTTTCTTCAATATCACCGTTGCCACCACTAATAAAAATTGTTGGAACTTTTGTATATCCGGAACCAGGGTTGTCTACTATAATTTTATAGACTTTTCCGTTAGCAATATAAGCAGTAGCAGAAGCATCTCTACCATCGCCTGTTATTATAACTTTTGGAATACTGATATATCCGTTACCTTGATCATAAACTTCAATTTCTGTGACTTCATAAAATCTATTATCTGCCCAACTCTTCCACGGAAAGCTGTTAATTACAGAAGAATTTAATGATCCTCTTTCTATTCTTCCCGAAGAATAATCATAATAAGAGAATAAGTCAAAGTCAGTAATTTGACTATTAGAAGGATCAGTATAACCATATGAACTCACATATTCTCTAATCTTAGATTTGTATGGTTTAATTTCTTCTATATATTTTTGATAACTTTCTAATTCATCACCTTGGAAAGTTATACGTTGTCTTAAGGTTCCAACGTTATGATTAATCTTTAGGAAACTAGTTTTGAAAACCCAATCAACATATAGATGTTCATGAAGTGCATAATGAACATTATTAAAGAATAATTTAATATACTCTTGTCTAAGATTATCTACTAATATATCATCCCTTATTGATTCTAATATTATTCTTAACTCAACTGTAGGTGTTTGATCATAAAGACTTAAATCGTAACTAAACTTTGTATCGTAACCTAACTCCTTGTTTAGATTATATAATGATTCAGAGAATTGAATAGTAGAATTTTGTCTTCCTACAACTTTATAATCATTTATAGCTTCCGAAGATTCAGTTATGGCAATTCTTTCTAATAATAACCATCCTCCTACATCAGCTATTTTTACAATATCTCCTACCTGAGCTAAAGATCCGTTTAGATCAACCGATCTATTATATTGGAATAATATTTCAGATTCACTACTATAACCCTCTGCATACCAATCAACATATGACCAATAACGAGGAACATTATAAGCCTGTGTTTTTATTCTGTTCCATGATTTTTTAACACCACTCCAACTATGAACACTCCATCCCCCTAAGGCTTCTTCATCTGAGGAAACTAATACAGTGTGATTTCTAACCGATAATGTTGTAGCAGTAGGCTCATATTCTTTTCCTCCCTTTACCACAGTAACTGAAGATATAGATCCATTAGTGTTAAGATTTGCTTTTAATTTTGCTCCTGTTCCTGGACCAAAAACTTTTATAGTTGGAGGAATAATATATCCCCCACCTGGATCAGTTACGATTACATCTGTTATTCTTCCATCTAAAATAACAGGAACCACTGAAGCTGTCTTAATCTTAGAAGTACCTATAAATCTCAAGTCATCTAAAATATCAACTATTCTATCTATTTCACCTGAATTTAAATTAGGAGCAGGTGCAGCAGATAGTAGATTAGTAAAATTAACATCATCAATAATTTGAGTTTTAAGAAGTATAGAATTAACATATTCAAAATATTGTTTTAAAGCTTCAAATCTGTTTGCAAACCATGATTGTCTAGGCTCGTATGCAGATCCATATCGTTCTCTAAAGGATAATCTAGTATCCGGAACCGGTTGTCCTCTCTTATTGTATCCGCAAAGACTATCAAACCATTTATTTTCTAGCATAGAAGGTATTATTGTATTAGCATCATCTTCTGCTAAAAGTGCATACTCTCTATGAACTATTAAGTCTGTGTTATCTACTTCATAATATTGAACATTTAAACTCACATCTGAGTCTTTTAGACTTGATTCAACATTAAACAATGAAAAACTATTCTTACCTGTAACAGCAATAAATTTATAACCAACCGAAGCAGGATCAATTATTAATTGTGCAACATCTGTAGTAGGAATTCTTCTAAAAGGAACATTAGGAACAGTTTTTCTATTCTTAACCCAATAATAATATAATGTTGTATTTAAACCAGTCACTGAGTCATATTTTACCTTAGAACTATATGTAAAATCATTTATGTATAACGGTGTACCAGTAATTCCGTTTTCCTCTGCGCCAGTTGCAGAAGTCTGCTCTAAATATTCTGACGGTAATAACGAACTTTCAATCCACTCATATATGTCAATACTAGAACCTGGGAAAATAACACCCCATGCATTATTTCTATATGTAATAGAACTCTGTTCATACCATATCCATTTAACTGCTGATAAATCCCACCATAGTTCACCTATGTGATCATCTGTCCAGGGTTGTGTTTGATCTATGAAAATATCATTGTTTATAGTAAATTCATAACTTGCAGGATCACGCAATGTTTGATACTTAATTTCTTGATTAGCTGGTCCAGGTATACGTCCTTTAGCAGGATCATAGAAATCTAACTCTGTAATAAGTTTATTTTCTTTAGAATTATATATAAAAGCCTTTTTAAATTTTTCTACGTCTACAGATTCACCTTGAGTTTCTTTTACTGTCCAGCTATATTCGTTGTAATCAAATGTATAAACAGTTCCTATGTTAATGTTATTAATTTCTCTATTAGGCGCCCCGACTGTTATTGAATTGTCACAAACCGAAATTGATGAACCGAAACTATCGTTTTCTCTTAAAATCTCAATAGCTTCTAACTTATCTGCGTAAATGTAAGAATCATCGAATCTATTAAACACATAAACTGCACCAGTAAATGGTATTTGATCAAAGAACAGAGTTGCTCCTGCATCGAAAATAGTAGGAAATGCTGTTTCTTCTGAATTTTCATCTAGTTGATAATTTCTAGTCGAGTCAGCCGTGAAAGATACTCTGTCACTATATGTATCAAAGGTTGTATCTAAAATTACATCGCCGCCAGCAGCCGAAACAGCTAACAAATTGCTGTCTGAATTACTGTCAATTTTAACTCCGAATCTTTCATTTTGTACTCTAGAAGGAGGTAAAATTAATTCAGTTAATTCATATCTTAACATTAAACTATCGTATTCGAAATGATAAACTGCACCTACATTAGTATTTTTTAAATCACAATTTGGAGAAGAAACAAAAAGACTGTTTCCATTTACTAATACACTATCCCCAAAATTATCAAATGGTTTTAATTCTATTTCTTCTAAACTGAGAGAAGAATTATTAACTGTTGTTCCATCTGCAATAGTTTCTTCATCAATAACTTGAATAGGAGAAAATGTTGTTCCATCTCTTTGGAAAATAAAAGTAGCTCCTGAATCTAAAAACGGTGCGGATACAACTACATCTCTTACAGTTGCAGATATATCAAATCCATATCTAAACTCTGGCTGCGGAAAAAGTTTTTCAGATGTTGTAAAATTAGTATTAGTTGTTACAGTATAATTATATTTTGGATTTAAAGGTATAGAATTATCAACCGTTACTTGTAGATAAACTATTCCGCCCTTACTAATTCTAAGAGTTTTACCGACAGATAATCCATTTATAATATTACCTGCTGGTGTTCTTAATATTACATCCCCTAGATAATTATTGACGAACTTTCTAATTTGTCCTAATGTAGATAAATTAGGCTCATCTATAACAACTGTATATGTAGATGTAAAAGTTTGTAATGTTATTAAATTATCAAAATTCAAATATCTCTGGGAATTGTATATCCATCTACCTGATGCTTCTCTCTTAAATATTTGTATTCTTCCTGATTTATCAGGCATTTCACTTGTTACATACAACCAATACTCATTATTTTCTTGTACAAGTTTTATTTTAGTTCCAAATCTTTCATTACTTTGAGGATCATAAGAACATATAACTTGTTCTTTTAGAGCTTGTAAAGTAATTGTACCTAATGGAGTTTCTACAGTTCTATTAACTGTTAATGAGTCTCTTTCATAAAATCTTCTACTAGTTTGATCAAATACATAAACAAAAACAACACCTTGTTTAGTTAATCCACTAGTGGAAGCACTTGTAAAGACTTCGTAAATTTCATCTAATCTTTGCCAATCATCAGTATTAATATCAATAGTAGATCCGTCGCCGTTTACAGCTTCAAGGTTTTGCCACAACTCTCCGTTAAATCTAACAATATCACCTATACTATAACTTGCTTCTGTATCAAAATCTCCCTTAAAATAACTCTTTATTCCACTTATATCAGGAGCACTTATTACAAGTATTAATCCGTCATCTGAAACATCTATGCTATAACCAAACTTTTCTGTTCCTGTTTGAATATTAAATTCATCAGGCATTTTAATTGTTTGTAAAAATGCCCAATCTGTACTGTTATTAGGTCTTGTATAAACTAAAACTCGACCAGCACCATTTCCTATTGCACTAGCAAACAGTATTTTTTGATTTCCAGATACCTTAACTTGATATCCATATAAAGAATTTTCTGTTGATCTAATAAATGTCGGAGGAGTAATTTTCTTTTCAGCAAAGACATCTTCATTTTCTAAAACTAACCAACGATTATTAATATCTCTGTCAATCCAGAGTTTTTCTCCTTTTATTTTTAAATCATTATATCTACTAAGGTTAACACTTGAGATATCTGGATATCTAACAGATTCAAATTTGAATAAAATTCCTGCTGTACTATCTTCAGTAATTCTTGCTAACGTAGCATTAGCTGTAAAAATCTGAATAATATTTTGAAATTTTCCTATAACTTTATAAATTCCATCTATAAAAAATAGATTTTTAATGGCAATAATATTGCCTACTTGTATATCATCAATGTTCTCATTAACATAAAGACTTAAAACATTTTCATCTCTTTGCCAATCATATATTAACTTTCTAGTATTAAAGAAAGCCATAACATTCCAGTTACCATTAGGAGAATTAGCAACCCAAATTTTATCTCTATGTTCGAGAATATCTAATGGATAGTTGAATAGTGTGTTTTCATCTATTACATAATGTTTAACATCTTCTGGATTTACATAACCTGCTACTCTATATTTGAATATTCCGTAGTCAACTTGATCATAATCAAATGCTTTCATTACAAAAGGATTTGCATTGTACGCTCTAGGTTTTTTAGTAACATTAGAACGAGGAATATTATAGATAGATTCCTCAGTCAACAATTCCGGTGCAATTGTTAATTTTACACCTTGTGGGTTTTGAGTAAATTTATCTTCTTCTAAAATAAATTCTAACTCAGTATAAGCATCAGATGCTCCAAAGTCACCTACCTTAAATGCCCATTCTTCTTTTAATTCAATTGAACTAAACCCACTTGCTCTAAGCGCATCAAAAAGTTTTGTTACACTGTTTAGTGTACCTTTTTCTCTAATAAATCCTTGATAGAATTTGTATTGAGAAACATCATCGTTAATAATGTTTTCTAAATACTGTCTAGGTTGATAACCTATCAAATGTCTAGCCAGACTCTGTTGATTATTATCAAAGTTGCTGGATTCTAAACTATAAAAATCTCTAAATTGTTCAATTCTATAATCAAAATTTGATAAAAGTTTATCTTTAGGTTCTTCATCTAATTTTTGCCATTTATCATTAGAAAGATCAAAATTAGATTCTCCTAATATTTTATCAAGAGCTGTAAAATAATAGTTTTGATATTTTACGATATCACCTAAATTATAATCAGTATTAGGTTGCCATTCTAAAATCTCTGCTTTATCATAAGCAAATCCAGGACTATAATAACTACCATCCCAATTATTAGTCTTAAATCCAAGAAGTTTTAATCTTCCCTGTCTATAACCAGGTACAACATCGTAAATAACATCATTAAAAATAGAAATATTATCAAATACTATAACATGTTCACTGTAAACTAAATTTGTTCTAATATGAAATATACCGTCCGTTGTGTTACTTGCTGGTTTAATTTCAAAACCATTATCTTCTCTATAGATGTTAGTAAGATCAGATCTCAATGGTTGGCCGTCTGCTTTAAAAATAGAATATCCATAAAAATCTTCATCTAGATTATCAACACTAGCAACAATAACAGGTTTAAATTTTAGATAATTTGCTGCCGGACTTAAGAAGATTACTGATCCAGAAGACCAATTCTGTAGAGTCCAGAACATAAATTCTTTAGCACTTGTTAACCAATTTAACGGAACTTCTAAATCTTTACTAAATTCTTCAAACTCAAATCCCCAAGCCTTTAAACGTTCTTGATAGCCTAGTAAAAAGTCAACAATAGATTGGATATCTGTAAATATTGTTCCATAAGGTATTCTTACAGGTATTTCCTTAAACTGTTTTCTACGAACAGCATCCCTTCCTCCAGTTAGAGGAATTCCAGGTAATCTTTGCCATTTATCAGTATCACTCTGCCATGCAGTACTTGATGTATGTCCAACCTTTGATCTATAAAAATCTGATTCATATCTTACAAGTTGTCCTTGTGTATAAAATTTTTCAGCTGTCCATTCAACAAAACTTTCAGATACACCACCTACATTAAAGGTTGGATCAGAAGCCGAAGGACGTGGAACAAAAATTTCAAAGCTATTTTTTTCCTTATCGTATCCGTCAATAGCATACCCATTAGATCTTTTTTCAATTATAACTCCGCTGTAATTAACAGTATCAACGGGAGCACTCTTGTTATAGAAAATTCTATAGCTTTCTTGAGGTAGGAAAATTGTACCGGAAGAATTAGGACTTCTACTGTCTAAAAGAACTTTTATTCTTTCTTGATTAGTAAAGCCTCCGATACGATACGCTAATTTTATATCTAATCCTCTAATAACTTTTTTATAATAGTCGTGATCGATATTCTTTTGAATTCTTACATATTCATCTATAATATTACAAAGTCCGCTTGTTAATAACCTAGAACCATCTTCATTAGTTGAATTAGCAAATGGAATATTTTTTGTACTTACTTTTTTATTATCTATTGTAGAATAAACTTGTCCTGCTATGTTTTTCTTTATCGAATATCTATCCCACATCTTACCGATATATTCAGAATTTCTTAGTACTGTACAAGCAATAATAATTGAGAAAGGAAATTCGCTTGAACGTCTCCATGCAGTTTCTACTGGTGCTTGGTCACCAAATGCAAATCTACCTTGCCCAGTTGCAACAGAAAAGTTCTGAGCTAGATTAGTTGTTAACGGACTTAGCAAATTACCTTGATTATCAACCGGCAAATAATCTTTAAGTCCTGGTCTAGCAAACTTTAAATTTGTTCTTCTATCGTTGGGATCTGCAATCAAACCTTGTTCAATATTATCCCACATAATTTTATTATCACTAGTATAAGGAGCAAGTCCATATACATCGTCCCACCATATAGGCTTGATAGTAAATCCTTGCATCTCCCATGGATGAGTATGTGGTCTGTCCGTATCAAAGAAATACTTATAAATTCCTCTCCAATATCCATAAAGAGGTTCTTGTCCATTTGGTGACAAAGAATTATTATAATTATAGGAGAAGGTTTCTTCTCCTATAAAATAATTGTTAGTGTTAAAATCTAATTTAGGAATAGCATTCCAACGTAAAAATTCACTTAATAAAATATCAGTAATTTCATTTTTGGTAAAATCTGTTCTTCTATAATATCCCGGAATTACAGAATTAATATCAAAAATATCAGGATCATAAGTAATCTTTATTGAATTATAAATTCTATTTTCTATTTCTAAAATTACATCATCTCTATAATCGTTATAGGCTCTTATGATACTTCCGTCATGTCCTTGAATGACCTTAATAGCTGTTTTTTCATTCTTAAAAAGTGAAGTGGCTGTAAATGTAAATTTAAGCTCTCCTCTACCGTCTTTTTCTATGTCAACAGGACCACCGTTTACACTTGTTGTTAGTGTAAATGAATTAAAACTAGGAATACTTGATACAAAATAAACCGTATCTTTAGAAATGTTAGCAGCCGGTAAGTTATCATCAAGAAACTTTATAGAATCTCCAATTTCTAAATTATGAGCTGTATCAGTTCTAAATTCATTTGTAATACCTTTAACATTAACAACTGTTCCTGCTACAAATACTTGATTTAAATAGGTATCGTCGTTATAAATTGTTGGTTCATATAATGGATATAGTCCTAATTTTGTAGGTGTAAACGGAACATAACATCCATCAGTATTTGCATAATCTTTTATTAAAATTTTATCGTCTATATTTAAAGGTTTAATAATTCTAACAAAAGCATCATCGTCATCAAATACATAATCTTTTCCATATAATATTTGTTGCTCGTTTACGTAAATTAAGATGCATCTACTTGTTTGACTTCTAGGATTATAGAAACTATCTATTACAAATACAGGAAATCTAGGATCTATAACTGTATATTCTCTTACAGACGCTGCACCAAATGGTAACATTTCCGAAAAGTAAAATGCAGAATTATTATAATATTTTGACTGAGTATAATTTTGTAATAATTGGTCTACAATTTCTCTTGTAGAACCGTCAAAAGCATTAGTCTGAGTTCTAACAAGGATTTCCTTTTTAAATTGTGTATATTCTCTCGATGCCCATCTTAAAGCCTTTATAATATTTGCATCCTTATCAATCATAAGGAATGATGCTAAGGCCATAGAACCTGTATGTTGCATAAATTTACGACCATATTGAGATATAGATCCTAAATTAGCTAGATTACTGTTTCCAGGATATTCTCCGGAAAATTCTCCAGCTGTTTCTATAACAGTTCTTACATGGTCTATAACTTCACCAAAAGTAAATGAATCTACAACTTGGTTAAAAGGATTGTTTTGCCAATTAACTGGAATCTCATAATAACCTTTGAGATTTTTATTTGCTAATGATCTTATTTTGTAAACGACTTTATCGCCTAAAGAAAGTTTATTTGCAAATTTAATATATGCTATTCCTTCTATTGTTTCTAAAGTGAGGTCACTTCTTTTCTTGTTATTAACATAAACACGTATTCTATAATCAAGCTTTGGTCTCCTATCTAGAACAACAATGTCACCTAATTTATAAAGAGTCTTTTTATTATAAAATTTTGGATAAACTGTCCCAACAGATAATCTATTCCAATCATTAATATCTGTAGGTAATATTTCTGTTGTATCTCTTTTTGCTATGTAAAGGTAGAGACCATAACTTACAATGTCCTTTGCCTTATAACGAGTTCCGCTACTATATTCTCCAATAAATTTGCTACTACCTTTAACTATCTTTTTCCAATAATTTATATTTGTAGGAGAAAGATTTATATTATCCTGTATTGCAATATAAGCAGATCCTTCAAAATTTATAACGTCATCAATTTTATATTCAGTAACTCTTGAGAAATTACCTTTATTAGCATAACCTGTATGCAAAAGTTTCCAATATAATGTGTTTGTAGGAACTTTATCTTTATTCTCATCGATAGGATCTGCTATAGAAATATAGGTAAATCTATTGTAACTTACAATATCATTCTGATAATAGATTGTTGTAGGGTCCCAATTTATTTTATACAATTCATTATAGTCAAAGTCATTCCAATATTGGGAATCTTGTAAATCTTGTCCAGAACTTTCTTGTTTAGCTATATAAAAATTAGATCCAGTAGAAATTCTACTAATTTCTTCTAAAAGATTTAATGTAACATTATCATCATAAACATCGATTGGAACTAAATCAGTTTCTTGTTCTATCTTTAATATTCTAATTACATTTTGTTCTGTATCTCTTTCAGTTCTAACCCAACCATTAGTATAGGTAAAATTACCTTCAGATGTTAATTTTCGTAAGAAAGAACCTGTTGAATTTAAAGGCTGTAAATTATTACCGGAATTAATATATTCCCATGTTTGATTTTGTAGTTCAAATTCAAATTCAATATCACCTATATTTGTTATGTTTCTATAGATAATAGGAAATCCTAAGTATTGATCATCAATACCTGTTCCAACTTTATATCCAAATATTCTATTACCATTAAATGTATTAAATGGATATTTTATTGTATCTTCATAACTGTCAAGATTTTCGTCAAATAGATCAAACAAGGGAGGTTGATTTACTTGTATCTTTTTTTGACCTAATTTCCATTCTCCATTTTCATAATAAAATGTTGATCCTTTATAAGATCTGCCTTTTGTAATATAAACACATTGTCCCTCTAATGGTTCTGTTTCTTCTATTTCTTGTAGAGTAAGCTGAACTTTTCTCTGAGTTGTTCCAACTCCAACATTTGAAACTTTCATAGTTAAAACAGCAGAATTAGTTAATTGTACTAATGGTCCGTTTGCCGTTAAACTTACAGAGAAAGTTGTAGGAGTGAAATTCGTAGGACTAATAAAATATGTTACTCCGGATGTAACTCCGCCTACAACTGTTCCGGAAAACTGAACTCTCATCCCTACTCTTAGGGTATTTGTGCTAGGAACAGTAAATAAATCATTATCTTCAGATGTAGAAATAATTGAAATATTTTCACTAGCATTTACATTAACATTTAATATCTGTTTTACTTCAAAGATCTTTCCCTTAACTAATATATCAGGATCTCCTGTGAATAATATTCTATATCCAGGAACCAATTGTTCTCCATCAACAATATATCCAGTGCTGCCTTCAATTATAGAAAATACATCAGTCGTAGTTGTATCAACAAGATCAATATCTGTCTTTGAAAACCAACCGTGTTTATGTAATTTTAAATCTGCATCAAATTCTATAATAGGTCTTTGAGCTCTAGAATTTTGATCAAATTCCGGAATTCTTTTATTTGCTTGTGCAGATGTTTCAACGACATTTTTATGAAACCATCTATTTGCTCTTGACCAATTATTTCTATCTCTTGATGCTCTATTAATAACCATATAATCTTTAGTTGACGGAAAGTTATCAGCATTATCCCAAGGCATACTATCAAATGGTTGATCATCAAAAGGTAAATCTATACTTTTAATAAAGGTAGCAGGAGACTCTAAATCTTTTGTGTTTACAAGCTTTATTCTATCACCAACACCTTCTACATACCAAAAACCTTCTAAGTATTTTTCGGGAGTTACTTGTCCTGCAAATTTAACTACAAGACCATTTATAAAATCAATATCAAAACTACTGGTATAAGTTCTTTTTCCAATAATTTCTTCTTCTACATTTAATTTTCTCGCTTCATCTAAATCTTTTATATCAATTAAACCAGCAGTCTCTATATCTTTATTATCTAAGTAATACAAAAGATCAGGTGCTTCATAAGGAACTGTAAAAGTTATTGTTCCTTTTTCAACCTTTCTATCACTAACACCAATGTTGTAGAAATAACTGTCTCCAGTTTCTAACCTAGTCTTGATTGAAAAAGGCTTTCCTGGAGTATTAATTTTAAACTTATAAGTTAATCCTCTATAAAGAACAATTCTAGGATTTGCAGTTAAACCATCTGGTGTGAAAACATAAGCAACATTATCTCCCTGATCTTCAGCTGTAACAGTAAATTCAGAAATTTGTTTTTCTAATTCACCAAAAATTACAACAGGATCAGGACCATTTGGTAACCAATAATATTCTCTATAATTTACAAGTTTGTCCCAATCAATATGAGGGTTCCATGTATACGCTTCTTGTTTATTAAGTTTACTGTGGTTAGCAACATTAGCTCCAAAATACTTAAGGCTATTAATATAATCAATATAATCACCGAACCATTTCGTTTCTTGTGTAACAGGATCTTCATAGATAAAAGAAGGTTCTAATTGATAGTATTGACGGGGTGTAGAAGTTTCTTGAATGTAGTTATCGTCAAATTCATAATTAGGAATATCTCTTCGACCTACATAAGAACTTATTTTAGATAATTTTCCTGGTTGTGTAAAAACATCTAAAGTACCAGCCAAAAACTTTTTGTTAGAATTTGTCCTAAAGAAATTTGGCAAATGAATTGCAGTTCTTCTTTTATCCTTATCAGTTGGATTTACTGAAACCGGTAGTTCATTATTGTCGTCTTGAGCCATTTATCTATCCTGTTAATTTTATTTTGCGTTTATAGAACTTCTTAAATTTGTTGTATCAACATCGAATGTCGATGATGTTAGTATATAACCTTGTGCTTTAATTCTAGAAGCAGTTATAGCATCAATGACATCAATATCGCTAACCTTTGCTCCACTTATGAAAATTTCATTCGGAGCCGCTGTGATTTCTTGTAAACTTCCGTATACCTGATCGCTATTCTCAGGTACAATTAGGAAGGTTGTAATAAATGGTGTTAATCTATTCATAACATGTGTTGATAATTCAGTAAAATAAAACGTATCTCCAAAATCCCAATTATCAATACTAAAAAATTCATCTATTGCCTGTATTATTCTTGCTTTAACATCATTATCAGTAATAACTTGTTCTTTATTTTTTACCACTTTAAATGATGCTTGTAATCTAGTATTTGCTACATTTCCAAATAATACCTTATATTTTACAGGATGAAAAATAATTTCATCACTAATACTTTTAATTGCATCTAACCCCTTACCATATGTTAGTTTTAATTCAGTAGAACTAGGAGGTAATGGCTCTTCCGTTATATTACCTTTAAGATAACTACGGAAACTAGAATCATAATTTTTAGTTAAAATGTAAGTATCCATTAAATTACTTGCACTTGGGTCTATTCTATAACTTGCATCAGCATTGTGACGATAATGAAACTTTAAATTGTTTCTACCTTCATTTGCATAATACTCAGTAGTTATAATTAATTTAGCTAATGTTTTATCAAGCTTCTTTACTAAATCTGTGGAAAAGAAGTAAAATAATTGACCATCATTGTATGATGTTAATGGTCCTACATTACTCTCTTGTTCTAAAATAATGAATAAGTTATCTTTATTTTCAATATATCTATAATCCTCTATATAAGATTCTGTAACATATTTTTCAAAGAAAACAAATCTTTCATCGTTTTCTAACGAAGGATTTGCGATAATAATAAAAGCTTCTGGATTATCAACAACTCCATCATCGTCTGTATCGGAAAAAGACAATTTTACAGTTCTACTACTTGAATATCCTTCCTCTTCGGCAGTTGTTCCAATAATTTCAAATGGATAATCTCTTCCGATACTAATTGTATCTTGAGGAACTGTATTGAATTTTAAAATTGTTACTAGATCTTTTTGTACTTTTCCTGTTGTGATATCATAAATTTTCTTAGAACCATCAAAGTAAAATCTATTTTCCTTAACTGATTCAAAATAATACTCCAACCCTCTATATGTAACTGTATATGTTTCGCCGTCAGTTTCGAACGCAATCAGCCAACTACTATCTAATTTGAGTCCGCTGTTATCACCAGTTTTACCTAAAGTCCAATTATTAATTAAATTAAGATTTCTATCATAAACAATTTGCCAAGATCTTGAAACAGTATCATACCTTAAACCAAAGTTTTTCTTGTTAAAAATTAACTCTGTCATTAGAGTTTCTGTATTCTGATCTATATTACTAACAAATTTAGGAATAATTTGATTTAATATTGCAGTTGAAGGAACTTCCTGATTTAAAACTATTGGTCCAAATCCTGAAGGTAATATACCGTATCCTGATGCTGCGCCGTCGCCGACTACAGTTGTAACTTTAGCCCATAGTCTATCGCTAGTTTTATCAGAAGGTGCTGCTGTTAATTTACCTGTATCGTCGAACAATTGATTATTAGGCGCAAGAAATTTTAAAAGAGCACCTGGCTCAATATATTTCATTCCGCTTGATGTAAAAGCGCCGACTCTAAATGGTAATCCGTCATTTTGATCTGCAAAGAAACCTGTTGTTTCATTTAAGCCGCTGGTAACTTGAGTAAATGAAGGATTAATTTCAGGAAAAATAATTTTATTATATTTTTCATAATAAAAATCTCTCATCATTTCAGAGGAAATTAACGGTTCAACTTTGTTTTTTATTATAGATATAATTTCTGTTCTATTCTTAAATGTAAATTCAAAAGAATTTTGTACATTTTCTCTATAAAGTATACCGTCAGTGCAGAAAGTATTAATTGTACTGTACTTTCCACTAACATCAATGAGATCAAAATTACGACTTATACCACTAGCTGTTCTATTAATTGTTTTAACTTTAGCAATACTCTGACTAACATTGAGCGGAGCTAGATTATAATCTTCACCTGTAATCATTCTATTTTGTGTGTAATAAGTTGCCGGAGCATTCCTTTTAATTTCAAAATTTGTTTCAGGTGCTGATGCAGAAGTTACTGATGATTTTAATGAAAGTGTAAGCCTTAATATTTCATTTGTTCCTCTTCTTGAAATATATGGTATAGTTAAAATAACGCCTCTCATATCTTTAGGATTAATTGTATATGATAAACCTACAGAGGTTCTATAATAAGCTCTAAAAGATCCTTTTGGTAGATTGCCAAATACTCCGTCGCCGAACTGTAAAGCAATAGAATCATTTGATCTTGTTTGTACTTTATATATGTTTCTAATTGTTTTATCTATACTGTTATAGATTATATTATTTCCTACAACCGAAGGAACTTTTGTCCATATATCTGTTTCTTGTCCATTCTGACTTAGAGAATATAACCAAACATCATCTTCATTAATATTCACATCTTCTATGTTAACAATTTCATTTGTTGTTGGATTATTAATTGTAAATGTATTGTTAACAATATTACCTTGTCTAAAATGAATAAACCATCCTGTATTTGTACTACTAAAACCTTGGAAATCATTTCTGTAAAGAACTGAGAATTGATTACCTCTTTTAGGAGGATCTTCTTGTATAGCACTATCTTTTATAATAGTACTTACAGCCTCAAAACTTAATGATCTTCCATCGACGGTTTTACCAAAAGAAAATATAGGAAGTTCACTTATATTTGTGTTCAACTTATATTGTTCTGTAAAAATATTATCTACTGTAGCTTCGCCTAATGGAGTTCCGAATTCGTTTTCACTAATCATAGATGCATTCATAATTTTTATAAATTGCTCATACCAGTCTGAATTAGTGATATCATTCCATGCGACTTCTAATGAAGCTATATTTCTACCATTTGAATCTAAAATTTCTTCTGAAGTAGATACTGTTTCAACTTTTAATAAACCGTTAGCACATATATTTCTAGAAGGATTATAACTTATAAGCTGAGATAATCTTAAAATACTTTCTCTACGTTCAGCTAACTCTAAAAAGTTTTCTCTGGCATTTAGATCCATTCTAAATGATAAACTTTGCCCTAAAAAGGCAATAAGATCAATCAAAGCAAGATATTCACTTGATTCAATATAATCATTAAAATCCTCAGGATACTTTTCTCTGAGGTATTGAATCATTATTCTACGTAAATTTTCAAAATCATAGCTTTGGAAATCAGCATTTTTAAATGTCTGATATATCTTTCTCCAATCTTCAGCTAGAAATAGATTATTTTGACGTCCGGTTGTTGACATATTAACTACCTTGTTTTCTTTATTTATTATAAAAATAAACTGGGTAGTTTATCTTAATCCTATTCTTTGATCGAAATTAAATTGCATATCTTCTTGAATATTATAAGGTAGATAGATTAAGGTAACTTCTATTTGAATCCCTTGATCTTTTTGTGTAACAATAGTTTTTATAACTTTTGTTCTAGGATCAGAATTAACAATTTCTGTAACATCATTTACAATAATTGCTTTATTCTGTTCAGTTAAAGGTTCATAAAGCATTTGCCAAATTATTGTTCCAAAGTTTGGATTTTCTAATTTTTCACCTTTTCTAATATGAAAATGATTAATTAGATCTTGTTTAATTAATGCAAGATCGTATAAAACTGTATTTTGAACATCAGAATTAACTGTGCTAAAACCTCTATAGGTTCTAGATGTTAAAGCTTTTCTTTGTCCTTCTGTTTTAGTTGGACCTAAACGTATATTTTCATAACCTACTGCTGACATGTTTATACTTATCCTTTATATATCTTGGAACTTTTTAGGATTATTCCAAGGATAATTTGTTCCTGCATTTGGTATAGGTTGTACATTTGGGTTAGGAGCAGGCGACGGCGTAGGTGACGGCGTAGGTGCAGATCTTGGAGTAGGAGTATTGTTTGGAGTAAATTTGTTTGATGGAGGAGGAGCATTTCCTAGTCCATATTGATTTTTACCTGACTTATTAGAGGAAGAACCTAAAGCCGGTTTTATGTAACTGTCAACATGCTGTTGTACTGCTTCCGTTATGCCTCTTTTTGTAATTTTACCATTTATTCCGCCATATCTCCATTTAGGATTAGCATGCCATGCTCTTGAACCTCTTTTATAAACTTCCTGATCATCCTTAACTCTAACTTTAGCCGGAGCAGCTACTAACATGTAAAGATCCCCTAGATTTTTAGGTGAACCATACTGACCTGCTCTCTTATCAAAGTATTTTTCTACATAATCCATTTGTTCAGATCTACTCATGTTTGCTAGAGCAGCGGTAGTTGTTCCAACCATCTTAGCTTCATCTTTGCCCATTTGTATCAATCCTACTCTGTGACCACTTGGATTTCTTTTACTAGGATTCATAGAATTAGCTGATTCAATAGCAATTACACCTAAAACATCTTCTTTTTTAAGACCAAATTTTCCTGCAATTTTTTCAGCTTTACTTAAAAATTCTTGATCTTTTGCCCAATTTAATGGAAATCTTTCTAAGTACTCTTTATGAACAGGTCCTACTGCATTAGATTTAGCTTTATTTGCAATTGTTTCACCACCCCAACGATATGCTACTTGTAAGGTTCCATCTTTTTCTCCTCCTGCATCATATCCTACATCTGCGTGATCTGAATTTCTTCTAATATTATATTGTTTGCCATCTGGAGCATTATGTACTGGGTTAAGTGAATCTGTTACTTCTGACCTTACTCTTGCAGGATTTTTATTTTCTGCCATTGCCATAGGTTGTTTAACCGGAACTGCTTTATTTAAATCCCAACCTGCTTCTGTTGTATATCCAACAAGATCGATAGGATAGTCGCCAGGTCCGCCTGATGTTCCAGCACTTGCAGAACCTGTTGCATAGTGAGCTTTTACTGGATATTTTGCAGTTGTAATGTCTTTATCTGCGGCGGCTGGTGTTAAAGGTTCATTTCCGTTTAGATGTAGATCACCGCCGGAAGTTTTAAGAGCTATTCCTCCACCACTACTACCGCCTATAGAAATCTTGCCTCCGGCGCCGCCTAGGGCAAGAGAGCTGTCTGAGCTAGATATACTAGTACCAGCTTTTGATGTAAGATTAGTAGCAGCACCAGAATTAATACTTGTAGATCCTCCTGTTTCTATAGTTGCTGATGCTCCTGTTTTAAGGAATGCATTTTTAGATGCTGCCATTGTAAGATCACCGCCTGGTGCAGATATATCCATATATTTTCCACTCAATCTCATATCAGAATCAGATCCTAAATGAGCTTCATTTGTAGCTGACAATATCATGTTTCTACAATTAACCTCAAAATTTGCACCTGTACAATCAATGATTAAATTACCACCAACTTTCCATTCATAAGATGATGTTGAAAAAGATGCAGACTGCGCTTTAAGCTCATGTCCAAAAGCCGCAGTTGTGACCATATTAGTTCCTGCATTATGAGATATATCACCGTCAGCTGAAGCAAAAATAGATTGTTTTGTTGTCTGTGTTATAGATCCATCGACATTAGCAACTTTTTGTCCAGTTACTTTTTCATGAACGTTTCTGCCTACCGTATATTGTATATCACGTCTTGCACTAAAATTAACGTCTCCTCCTGAACTAAATGATACACCATCTTGTGCATACATTTGAATTTTACCTTCAGATGTAAATTCCATCCAGGCGGTGCCTCTTGAATTAGTAATATAAATTAAGTCTTCTGAACTATGTAAAAGAATTTGAGCACCTTTACGTGTTCTAATTCTAATTTGTTCATCCATAGGAAAATCAACTAAACCTTCTTCACCTTTTTCAAGATCGGCATATTCCGGTGGTCCTTCCCAAGGTCTTGTTTTTCTTAAAAAACGATCATTACCATCATCCATGATAATACAATGTCCGCCCATGCGGCTAACAAATTTGTCAATCTTATCGTTAATTTTACCTATCTTACCTTTTTTAGCACCCTTACGTTTATCAATAGGACCTGGTGTACTCCAACCATAAACATTACTTGGACTTTCACGTCTTGCCGAACTTGTAGTATGACCACGAGCGTCATCTTTTTCAAGTCCTTGTGTAAGTAATCTTTCAGCAAGCGGATGTACTGGTTTCTTATTTGCTTCTACGTTAGGATTAGGACTTGCATTTCCTTCTTTGAAAATTCTTCTGTTAACTTCGCCAACAGGTAACTTTGTAATTTCTTCACCGTATCTAGTCTTTGTTTGTTCAACATTTTGCCATTCGATATCGTCATTACCTCTAACTTTGTCTTGGAAGAATGTACTAGAAGCAATACCGGGAATCATAAAATTCATTAATGCATCTTGAACACAACCTATCCAAAATCCTTGACCTGGATCACTATCAACAAATATAACCATAACAGTTACACCTACGTCAGGTGGTACTGCCCAAAATCCATAACTCTTTTGTGTATCATTAAATTCTGTAGGATCTGTTCCTGTTACGTCTAAAGGTGTCACTCCATAGAACGGACTTAGATATCTTACAATAAAAAGTTGTTGACCTTCTTCTTTTTGATTACCAATTGGTCTTAATAATTCAACTTCTAATGCCCCTTGCTTCATAGGATCAACATTGTTAACTATTCTAGCAAGATAAGGGCCTGGATTAGGTAATAATGTTGAATTAATTAAACTAGGCGATCTTCTATCAACTGACATTGTTTTTCCTTCTATTAAAATGGCCTATCTGGTTCTTCTATAACAGGACTGTTATCTCGAGGTCTACCAGGACCTGGTACACTAGGGGATCCTCCTTGTCCTGTTCTAGGTCCTCCTTGACCTCTATCACTTGGTCTTCCTTGTCCACCTTGACCTCCTTGACCTTGTTCTCTTCCGGGTCTTCCGCCGGTATCAGGATTAAGTAATCCTGCAGAATAACTATCACCTGCTGCACTTCCTGAATTTTCTTGAGCTCGCTTTTGACGTTCTACAAGGAATGGTTTAGCAGCATCCGCTCCTCCTAATTGCGATCTTAATCTATATCCCTTAACATTTTGAGTAAATTTATTATTATTAAATCTAGACTCAACTTCCGTCACTTGATATAATCCGCTCCAAATATCTATACCTTGTTCAAACTTATAAAGTCCTGTAGTAGGGTTAAGATCTATAGGTGTTCTAAAATTAATTATAATTTCTACTTCACCATTCTGATAATTCATTGCACCATCACTAAGTTGATTTTCTCCTCTTGCTCCTACAACTAAATTTCCCATACCGCTAGTTGGAATATAATAAGGATCTCCCATTATAGTCATATTTAAATTAACCATATCGCCGATATTAGTTAATAGAGCCTGCATAGTTCTTACCTGTGATGTTTTTTCATAGTCTGTGCCTGCTCCTCCTTGACCTTTATAAAAGAATTGTCTTTGAGCTGATAAAACTTGCGAAGGAACTAATTCACCTGTGCCGCCGCGGCCGCCTGAGCCAGAACCAGCTGCTGTTCCGCCAAAGTTTGTACCTGTTAATTGAGTTACTGCTGATCCTATTTGATTTATTTGTCCGACCGCAGTAGTAAGTTGAGATACATCTGTCCCAAATACTTGACCTATTGATGGTAATGCACTCGTAGCTACAGATCCAATACCAAACTGAACTGGACTACCTGCTACTTGGTATGCTAATTCTTTTCCTCCAGCAGTAATACCTCCTTGACTAGGATTGTTCTGTCCAACATTTTCTGATGCATCAGAAGGTACAGGAGTAAAAAATGCCATATCAAAATTAAGTTCTAAGTTCAATATTTCTGTATTTTTACCTGTATAGATATAATCATAAACTCTAGCCACAGTTCGTTTTAAATTATCGTACCCTGGAGGTTTTGCACCTGGTGGTAAAAATCTATGAACATGAACTTTATAAGGTAATACTCTATAGATATACAATCGTTTTTGTCTACCTAATGCTTGGTTTTCTGAAAGATCTAAAACTCTAGTTTCTATTCTAAACCAGTTTATCATTCCATTAGCATCATGTCTAAACTGTCCATTTTGTATTTGATCAACAATATAATGACTTCTAATTACTACCTCAGTTATAATATCAGGAATGGTAATTTCTTGGGTAAAATGCCAAACTCTATCCTCTTCTAATTTAAAAGGAGCACTAGCATAGATGTTCTTTTTCCCATCAAATATTTTTTGTAAGTCTGGAAATTTCTGTACACCATTATTGTCTAAATTATTATAAACCTCAGCATCAGATATAATGTTTCCAGAATTAGCTGAATCTGTATAATCTCTAGGGAAAGCTATAATGTGTTCATCTGAGTCCTGTATGCTGCCTTTACTATTTTCATTCTTAATAGCTGATTGCATATGATTGTACAAACTAGTAGGTCCAAAAGCTAATAAATCCCTTACTTTTTTACCACTTATTTTAACGTCTGAAACTCTTTTAACAGTTTGTTCTCTAAACGCATGTTCGTTATAAGGAATAGCTGTAATTTCATATGTGGAACCTGTTGTTCCTACATTAAATTTAATACTAATAATCTTAATAGGAATATATCTTGTTAGTTGATCATCTGGTTCGCTAGAACTAGGTTCTCCATCAACATACCCAGCAAACTCAATCATTAGTAGATATGGTGCTTCTTTAAAACTTAAACCATATCCTGCTTGCTGCGCTGCCTGTTGCATAGTAAGCATGAATAATCCCATGCTATAAGGTTCAAAAACCTTAAAACTTATCTTTGTTGCAAAAGCATTACCAGTTTTCCTGCTTATAGACGGTATTGAAGCAATAATAACATCGTCAATAAAATAATCATAACTGCCGAATGCAGTTCTAGTTCCTTTGTTTCCTATCCCTTGAGATCTACAAATTATATTCTGAACATTAGATCTGCTAATACTTTGATTATTAATTTGAGTTTTTGATAATGATGCTAGTGTAAAGAGGCAATTAAATGTTTGAAATTTGTCTAAAGGATTTGTCCCGCCTTGTTGGCCTAATAAACTTCCTGAATTAGTTGTTAATGCCATTTTACATTCCCAATGCCTGTAACAATAACGACCTCTTTGGTAATTTTATAATTGTTCCGGATCTAAAATCATAAATTGGATCAAATATCACATCTGCATTTCTTTGCATGAATACCCACCATAGTTTTGGACTGCCGTATAAGTCAAACGCTAATAAGTCTGGTCTAAAGTTATATTGTGGTTGTATTTTATAATCATAATCATCTGGTTCAGCTGGAATCGGTCTAGGTGTCCACGTGTCCAAATAATCATTACGTAAACTTGTATTATAATATAAACTTGTAGTACTGTATTTGGCCATTAGATAAATCCTTTGCCATCATTTCCTAATACTAATTGTCCGTTAGCAAAGGCCATCAAATTAAAACTTTTTATTTTCTCTCTACTGTAGACAGGTTGTACTGTAACAGAAATATCAGAAGAAACAGGAACATAAGTTACTGAATTTCCTGCGTCGCCACCACCTGCTTGAATATAATCAACATCGTTTGGCATTGTTACTGTAAAGTTTTTTATAATACAAGAAACGTCTTTATAAACAAAATCACCGTAACCGTTTAATGTACAAATAGGTGGAGGATTTCCTAAATATTGTCCTGTTCCAAAAAACATCTTTGTAACTGTTCTTAGAAAATGAACAGCAGCAAGCCAGTATTGAGCTTCGATTGTGTTTTGAACTGTAAACTTGCCTGTAATTTGTATTTCATCTACCTGACTATTTTTATAAGCATAAAATGGATAATTCATATGTGCAATATCCATCTGCTGATAATTTGCACTATGACTTATTGTTATCTGAGGAAGATAAGGAAATATCATACCATTAGTTGCACCTAACGGAGACATAACTTGACTTGAATTTGTAACAAGAGGACAAGAAATTCTAACTCTCCAATCTTTCTCAGGAGCTGGTTCTGAAAATTGAGCCGCTACTGTAATAAAGTCATAATTTGCTTCTGCACCATCAGGAATGCCTGAAGATCTCCACTGACTTGCAATTACATTAGGATCATTACCTAATGCCCTATCAGAACTGAGTCCTGTAAGAGAATCTCCTATAGCATCCGTAAAAACGTCTTGTGTGCCAACTGTTTCACCTATGCCGCCGGCTGCTAAAACTCTAGCATTAGTTAAATTACCATAAATATCAGGCATATTAATCTCCTTAAATATTTATTGCAATAATTAAATGCTTATATTATACTAAGGTTGGAGAACCTTTATGGCTAAAGTAAATTACCTAAATAACAAAGATTTATTAGAAGAAATACATAAAAGTAAAGCAACATATTGTAGTTACGTAGATAGTACTTATAGTGAATATGACTTAATTTTACCTACTTTAGAGAAAATAAACATACGTACAATAGCAGAAGCTAAGAAAAATAAAGCAAAAAAGCTAACTGCTAAAGAGTTTGAAAAGCGTAAATTAGCCGGTGATAAAAAAGTAAAACTAAGCGAATGTGAAATAGACTATAGAAAAATAGAAAAGGCAGATCTTGTATTTCGCATTATGACCTTTGATCATGTACCTCTAGCACCTGGTCGTAAAAAGAAAACTAAAACTGTAGCAGATGCTCATGAAAAAGTAAATTTCCCTCCCTTTCAACACTGGAAATTTGACGACAACGGTGTACTAATTTGTGTAGGGAAAAGTCACTGGATGGGCGGTATGGAGAACGGACATTTTAGCAAAGAACACGGAAACTTCACAAATAAATTAGCAAAAATGTTTATGAAGCTCTGCGAAAGATATGCTACTAGAAGCAATGTTAGAGGTTACACTTATAACGATGAAATGCGTGGTCAAGCAATCTTACAGCTTACTCAGATAGGGCTACAATTTGACGAGTCTAAATCAAACAATCCTTTTGCTTATTTTACTGCCGCTGTTACTAATAGTTTTGTTAGAGTTATTAATATAGAAAAGAAGAATCAGAACATCAGAGATGACATTCTTGAGATGAATAACTTTAATCCTAGCTATACTCGTCAAAGCAATCACGAATGGCAACAAGCGGTAGAACGTCATAAAAGTAAAGATTGATCTGTTTAATAAACTATGCTAATGTCAGTGTATGGGACTATTCAAGAAGATAGCAGCATTTACTGACATTCACTTTGGTCTAAAATCAAACTCAAAAATTCATAATGATGACTGTGAAGAATTTGTAGACTGGTTTATAGAAACTGCTAAGAAAGAAAATTGTGATACCGCTATTTTCTGCGGCGATTGGAACCACAATCGAAACACAATCAATATTACTACCATGAACGCTGGTTTGTCTGCGTTAGAGAAACTAGGTAAAGCATTTGATAACTTCATCTTCTTTCCTGGCAATCACGATCTCTATTACAAAGACCGAAGAGACATTACTTCAGTAGCGTGGGGTAGACATATTCCTGGCGTTAATATGATTACTGAACCAACGGTAATAGACGAAGTAGCATTAGTTCCGTGGCTTGTTGGAGATGAATGGAAAAACTTAGCCAAAGTAAAAAGTCGATACATGTTTGGACACTTTGAACTTCCGTTGTTCTATATGAACGCAATGGTTCAAATGCCCGACCATGGTGAACTACAGGTAGACAGTTTAAGAAATAATGAGCTTGTATTTTCAGGACATTTTCATCACAGACAGGCAAGAGATAATGTCCATTACATAGGAAATGCGTTTCCTCATAACTATGCCGACGCAGGTGATGATGAACGCGGTATGATGATTTTAGAGTGGGGCGGGAAACCGCAATATATTAACTGGCCAAACTTGCCAAGTTTTAGGACTGTTAAACTCAGTCAATTAATTGATAACATGGATACCATGTTGAAACCTAAAATGCATCTACGAGTAGCACTAGACATTGATATTAGTTTTGAGGAAGCCAACTTTATCAAAGAAACTGTAATGGGCAATTATGATATTAGAGAGTGTACTCTTGTTCCTGAGAAAAAAGAGTTAGAAGGCAGTAGTCAACTTGAAATTACTAATTTTGAATCAGTTGATCAAATTGTTACCAATCAGATTGTAAACATTGAAAGCGACAATTATAATAGTAAGACATTGCTGGAGATTTATAACAACTTATGA